CGATCGCCTGTTGTCGGAGCCGGTCGAACTGATCCCCGGTGGCTCCGGTGACGGCGGCGACCTTCCGCATGGAGTCGTCGAAGTCGGCGGCGGTCTTGACCATCAGCCCTCCGGTGAGGGCGAGCGGGGCGGTTACCTTCAGCATGAGGTCAGAGCCGATGCTCGTCATCCGCGACCCGATAGATTTGAGGTCGCCCTCTAATCCTTCGGTGCGCCGCACTGCCTCGTCATAGGCCCGGGTCAGCCCCGCAACATCGCCGACGATCTCAACGACGAGTTTTCCTGCGCTTGTTTCACCGACCATAGATATCCCTCTTTATCAGGCTGCCGAGTTCTCGCTCTATCGTCAGGGCGTCGGGTATATCGGAGTCGCCGGGCAGCTGCGCTTCTGCTGCCTGCCTGGAGGCGTTCTCTGGTCCCCGGAGCCCGGTATCAATCGAGTATTCGAGGTACATCAGCACCTGCGGCCACGACAGGCGATCGAGGCAGTAGTCCGGCGTCCACCCGTAGACTCTGCAGAGTCGAGCGATGATCCGACCCGCCTCGATTACGGGTTTTTTTCGCTGGGTTCCTGCTCGTTATCGTCCTTCTTATCGCCCCACGGTCGGAACGCCTGCGCGAGGACGACCTGGGTCAGCCCCGCGAGCTGCGGCCGGGTAAGTTTCGTCTCCAGCCAGTCGGCGGTGATCCGGGGGTTGGACTGCTGGCAGATGGCAGCGATCGCGGGGATCATCTCATCGTCGGGGATCTTATCCCACCCGCCGTGTTTCTGCGTCGCCTGCGCTAAGAGCAGTGTGCCGCGAGCCGGGACGATAGTGAGATCGATCTCCTCGATCTCGTCGCCGTTCCCGATCCTGACGATCACCGGCGCCGGTGAGACAGTGGAGAGGTCGATTATCTCGACCATCCTCACACCGCCTGCTCGTCGTAGATCTGGATGACGTTCTCAGCCTCGTCGAGCGTCGGGTCGGGCCGGGCCGTCAGGGTGATCGGGATCCCGGCGGGCTCGCCGCTCGCATCCGCCGTGAACGTGTGCTCGAAGTTGCTCGTCAATTTCGCCTTGAAGAGGCGATACTGGTATTTCTTGCCGGTTGCGTTGGTGTTGGTCATCTGCACGGCGATGTACTTCGGGGTGGACCCCTTGCCGCCGAGTTTGATAGCCTTCGACGCGATCGGCGTGTAGCCGTAGGTGATCGTGAGCGCCTGGGCGGCCGTGGTGACCGTCTGAGAGTTGAGCACGACGATCCCGGTGACGCCCTCGTCATCGGTGATGACGTGATAATCTGTCCCGGCAACGAGCGTCGGGTTCGTCGATCCGGCGACCGACGCGATCGTCGCGCTCGGCTGGTCAGTCACGGGGATGAACGTGGAGTAGTTCCACGCACCTGACGCGACGACGAGGGTCTGTCCGCTGACGGCGGTGCCGGTCACGGTCGTGACGGTCCCGAGCCCGAGTTTTTCAAGCGTTTCGAGCGTCCACTCGTGGAGCGTCGCCGTAACCTCGGCGCCGGTGATCTGGTCGGACACATCCACTTCGGGCGCGTTGTCCGGCTGGATGGTGATCGACTGGCGGTTCACAGTGAGTTTCGCACCCTTCAGGATGCCGACGTTAATCATGCTGGTGAACGTCCCAGGGTAGTCCTCGACCTCAAGTTTGCAGCTCCCAAGCCGGATCGCGGCGGGGTTTTGCACACTGGTTTGGAAAGTCATGTCTTTACTCTCGATAAGTTACTCGGAAGTCGCACGGGATATGATACAGACGGGTCTCGGCCTCGTAGAGTTCCGGGCCGTTGAGGTACCGGATACTCTCGATTGCCACTCCGTCTATGACCCCGTGATAGTCGTCAAGCGCTGCGATGACCGCCTCGGCGAGTTGCCGGACTGTCGGGTAGTCCTCCGCCCAGCAGGAGATCTGCATCCGGGGCGGGCGGATCGTCCGGTAGATCCGGGCGTCTGAGACGGTCAGATACTTGATATACGGAGGGGTGAGTGCGCCGTCGACGTGGATCGGGTAGACCCGGGTTCCGACGATTGCAGCCACTGCGGGGTCATTCACCAGCAACTTCCGTATGGCTTTCTGGATCATGTCCCGCCCCTCCTGATCGCGTCCCGAATCCCGGCGGCGAGGATCTTCTGGATCTCGTTGGCGTTCTCGTCGAGCGCGGGCCGGAGGTAGGGGTGAGCGCTCATGCCGGGTTTCGGGCCGTAGACATACTCGCCCGGATGCTCGACGTTAGACGCCGCCCCCCGCTGCCCGGTGCCGTACTCCACGAAAGGAGCATACTCGACGTTTGTCCCGACGATACCGACGACGAGGTCGCCGCGGACCGTTGGATCGTCGGCCGCAATCGAGGCGCGCAGCCGACCACCGGTGTAGCCGGGGCGGGAGACGCCGACCGGACACCTACGCTTTGCTTCCCCCTCTACGATAAGTTCGCTCTGCCAGACAGCCTCAACTATCGAGGAGAGCGCCCTGCCCGACAGGTCTTTGAGCGTGCGGGCGACGGTGTCCCCGCCGGTGACGTTGATCTCCGGCATCAGAACCACCCCAGGAACCGCAGGAGCATCATGGCAACACCGCCCCCGATCGCGCCCGACCCGCCGCCTGCCAGGGCGGTGCGCCCAATCGTCTGGTTGTTCGCAGCCTCCAGCACGCGGACACGCGCCTCGATGTCAGTCTGAGCCTTCGCGATCGCGTTCACCTCTCCGTAGATGAGGATCAGGAGTTCGCGATCCGTCAGGTTGCCGAGGCTGCTTTCGGGCAGGCTCATCCGACCGCCTCCAGTTCGGCTTTCAGGTGCGAGATCGAGGTCGGACCGTAAATGGCCTTCACCGCCTTGACGGAGTAGGTCTTGTCAAACCCGGCAGGCCCGGCCGAGACGATGTCCCGCTCGGTGACCGCGACGGTTGGTGGGAACAAGACGCCGGGCAGCGCGGTGACGTGCTCCCCGGATTCAAGTACCTTGAGGTCGCCTTTCGGAGCGACGAACCGGCACTTGACGCCCGTCTGTGTCGTCGTGGTGACGACCGGCACCCCGTAGGCGTCGACCTCCCCGGTGTCCTCCCGGTGCGTGATGCTGCAGGTGTGGATCAGGAGCGCGGGCGGGATCATCCGTTCACCCTCCTGACGCTGACCCGCTTCCCGGTGGTCAGGCGAGAGATATAGCGATGGACTGCCGCCAGAGCGATCTGCTCGTGGTAGTCGATCTCGTTCTGGGTGTTGTTCCCGATCGTGAGGTCCCCCCCGAGGTTGAGCGAGTTCGTGCGCTCGTTCGTGAGCCTGGAGCGGTCGATAATCTTGGCGATCGTGAAGTGCACCGAAGCGACCTCGAGATCAGGGTCGCCGGGGGTGCCAGCAACACCCTTCGCCAGGAGGAGGGCATCAATGCGTTTGTCCGCCTTCTCGATCAGGGAGGAGATCGTCACCTCCGCGAGCGAGGTTCCACTCTCCAGGATGACGTCGTATTTCGTGCAATACGCCATCAGCCCCTCCCGGGCAGGTCCTGCAGACGGACCGCCCTGTGCCTCGGCGAGGTCAGCGGGTCGATTGGCGATGTGTCGATCCGGAGGTCAGGGGCGGCGTCACGTGCGGCGCGGTCGCTCTCTTCGACGAGGGTCTGCGAGAGCCAGGGGTGCGACGCGGAGGAGATCACGGGGATCTCCCCTAGTACTCGATCCTGCAGATGGCGTCTCCGAGACCGACCACCGCGCCGAACCGGAGCTTGACGACAGCCCCGACGAGGTCGCGGACAGGGTCGCGGTAGTTCTCCAGCATGATGTCCTGGCGCATGCCGATCTTTGCAGCGACCCGGCTGTCGTAGACGATCATGCCGATGTTCCCGTCGGTGGTGTAGCCCCAGGTATACGTGCTGCTGCTCGTCGTCGTCCCGACAGTCCAAGGCTTGAGGCCGAGCATCGGCGGCAGGGAACCGAGGATCGCCTGCTGCGATCCGGTGTAGCTCGTGAGGAGGTATTCCTTGCCGACGAGGGTCTCGGCGTCGACGCACATTACCACGGAGTCGGGGTTGTAGCCTGCGGCCCGGACCTTGCCCTTTGCGGTGGCGATGGCCTTCGTGCCCTGATTCGTGCCGGCGGTGTCGTGCTCATCCTCCGAGCCCTGCAGCATCGTGCCGAGGGCAACGTGGTTTATGGTGTTCTCGGCGCGCTCGCCGTGGTGCCTCGCCTCCTCAGCGACCAGGTCGTACTGCGAGTCGTCGATCATGTTCTGCGTGATCAGCGACCGCTCACGGTAGGTCTTTGCGGCGATGTCGCGGGATACGTAGTCTCCTTCGTCGATCGGAGCCTCGGCGCCGTCCGGCACCTCCTTCATGTAACCCGCGGACTTGCGGAAGGGGATGGTGACCTTGTTCGAGTTCATCCGGATAACCGGGACGGCCTGCCGCATCGCCTTGGCGAGGGAAGCGCCCTCGATGATCGTATTATAGAACTCAGTCTGGATCAGGGTCGTGCCCTCGATCGCTTCGCTCTTGAGCAGTTCGCGGACCGGGACGACCTTGCCGTCGTGGTCGTACGCGGCCAGCTCCCGGGGGATCCTGGTCTCGAGGATGCGCTTCGTCTCGGCGGGTCCGGCGTGGGCAAGCTCGAGGTACAGAGCAAACCGACGCTCGTGCGGGCCTGCGTAGGTGGTTTCGGTGGTTCTCATGCTCATGGTTTCACTCCTTAGGTGGACGCCGCCTTGGTGATGATCTGCGGCTGTACCAGGATCTTGCCGGTGCCGTTCGCGGCGATATCGTCAAGCGCAATGCCGATCCGGTACCCGGTGGCGGTCGTGACGGCGGTCGTGACGCAGCCGCCGAGCGCGTTGTCGTCGTCGGCGACGGGGTCTCCGGCGTCGATCGCTACACCCGCGCCTTCGCAGACGGTCACGATGGAGCCGACGAGGGCGACGGTCACGGGCGCCCCGGCTGCGGCCGGGATGATCGCGACGCCGATCGGCTCTGCGGTCGTGCCGGCGACGGCCGGGATGACGGTCATCGAGACGCCGGTGGTGGCGAAGGCGACGACCTGGCCGGCAAGGATGTCGTCGCCGGCCGTGAAGCCGTAGGTGGGCCCATCGTTGTGCAGGACCTGCTTGATTTCGGGAAATGCGTCAGTATCTGCCATGTTCAGGCCTCCTTCTCTTTCGTTTTCACGATATCTGCCTCAGTGCTGCGGGTGCGGTCGAGCCAGCGGTCCGCCCAGGCGTAGAGGGGCGGGGCCGCCACGACGATCGCGAGTGCACCGACGGCGATGGTTCCTGCGTCGATCACAGGCCATACACCTCCCCGGACTTCGGGTCGACGTGCACGGCGGCCGGAGGTTCGAGTTCCCGGGACTCCGTCCCAGAGGTCCGGGTCTGCGGGTTCGGGGTCTCCTCGAGTTTCTTGATCGCGGCTTCGAGTTCCTTGATCTTCTCTCCGGCTGCCTTCGCCTGGTCGGCAAGCTTCCCTTCCAGTTCCTTTACCTTCGGGTCTTCGCCGGGCGCCTGGGCGGGAGGCGTGATCTTGCTCTCCAGTTCCTTGGCCTTCGTCTCTGCAGCCGTCGCCCTCGTTTCGAGGGCGGCGATCTTGTCGGTAGCGGTCTTCAGGGCCGCTTCAAGTTCCTTGATCTTCTGATCGTCTGCCATGTCTGGCTCTCCTTCGTTCTCCCGGGGCAGGGTGCACGTCTGGCACGCCCCGACGTTGACGATCGCCGCACCGACCATCTGCAGAGAGGTGAGTTCGTAGCGGCGGTCGCGTTCGTTCCAGGTCTCCTGTCCGACGTGTTCGACGGACGAGTAGACCGGGATCCCCTTCTCCTGTGCCCACCGGACGTACGCGATGGTGTCGCGGCTCTCCTGGGTGCGGCCGTGCAGGAAGATGTCGCCGATGATGGCGTCACCCTCGAACCGCTGGTTCGAGATGATGCCGACCTTCTCGGTGATTGCACGGGGCACTCCGCCGCGGTGCCGGGACCAGTACGAGTTGTCGGCCCAGTTGCCGGCGTTCGCCCGGAGTATGTCGGGCGGGTAGAAGAGAGGGGTCTGCACCTGCGAATCAGTCCAGGTGCCGGCGGCAAGGAGGCGAGCGTTCCTGATGAGGAGCCCGCCGTCTACCTCCTGGAGGGCGGTTGGACTGAGTTCGAAGCGAAGTTCGCGTCGGCGTTCGACGGGCATTATCCCGTATAAAGGAGTGTTCAATATATTTGAATTTCCAAAATGATAGTTTCAGGAAGCCGTCTTCGGCTTCCGGACCTGCCTCTGCTTTTTCTGCTCCCGGGCCTTCATCTCCTGGATGTAGTTCCGAACGGTCTGCGTGCTACGGGACCCGCCGTTATCCTCGGCATAGTAGGCCCCAAGGTGCCGGGCGATCACCGAAGGGTATTTCTCCTCGGCCCATTGCTCGATGCAGGCCTTCTCCCGCTCCGAGAGGGGCTTTCCGGAGGTCACAGCACCACTCCCCAGTACGCGAGGAGGGCGGCTCCGGCCGCCTGCAGGGCGCGGGCCACGTAAAACCCGCCGAGGTAGTAGGGGTATTCGGCCTCGATCTCCTGCCGGTTCGCCTCAGGGTAGTCCTCCGGGATCGTGCCCGGACGGAGATGTCGGAAGGCGGCACACATACCGAGCCACCAGGCGTGGACCTCGGAGGGGTCGTCAAGGAACGTCCCCAGGGTTTTCTCTCTGTTCCATTTTTCATCTGTCATGTCTCATCCACCTCGATCACGGGCAGGAGCGTGCACCGGCACATCGGGTGCAGCGGGATCGGCGGCGCCTGGGCGATGTCGAAGATCTTGCCGTTCAGGGCCTGGCACTGGGCACAGGTGTTGTCGTGCCCGGCGGTGAGCCATTCGACGCGGGTGACGCCGTGCTGCGAATACCGGAGTTTGGCGCCCTCGTTCGAGGCATACATCGTCTCGGTGTGGGCCATGAGGCGAGCCCGGTTGTACCCGATCCCTTCCACCTCGGCCGTGAGGCGCTTGCGGAGTTTGACGACGCCCTCCCCGTTGTTGATGCCCTCTGTGAGGCTGCGGATGATCGCCTTGTTGGTCTCGGCAGAGATGCCTTTCAGCGCCGAGAGGTTCCGGGCCTGCAGGACGTCGATCACCCGCCAGTCGGCCGGGCCTTCGCCTAGCTTTGAGGAGATGCCGACCCGGGCGAGCGCCCGCTCGGCGAACAGAACCCCCTGACGGTACCCGGTCTTCGCCTGGTCGCTGACGATCACTTCCCCGGGAGCGAGGATTGCTTCCCGAGAGAGCATGTCCAGCCTGTCAACCAGCCAAGAGATCTGAATGTAGGGGGGTTCAAGGGCCCGTGCCTCGTTCTCCCGGGCGAGGGTCAGGGACTCCAGGGCCGCGGTCCTGTAGCGGCGGAAGAGCGCGACGAGTTTCCGCTCGTAGGTCTGCCGCAAGGTCTTCGACTGCATCGGGTCCCGGAGGGTGCTGCGGGAGAGGGTCACTTCTCGCCTTCCTCCTTCTCCCACTCGTCGGGGTCCACGCCGAGACGGTTCTGTGCCCACCGCCGGGTGACGACGGCGAAGGGGTCCATTGGGGTGGCGGTCATCACCTTGTTCAGCATGTCGGCAGTCTTGAACTCGTCATCCGGGCTGACGTCGTTGAACACGATCCGGACGGCACCCGGCCGGCCGGTGATCCGGTCGACGACGTTCTTCGAGTAGCAGTCCGCGAGCCGCTGCTGCAGAGTCGTGATTTTCTTGTAGAACGCCTCTATCCGGCTCACGGCCGTGGCGTCGGTCGATCCTCGACGCAGGCCGAGCAGTTCCTCGGGGACTCCGAGTGCAGCACAGAGCCGCTGCAGCGGGATGTCGTTATACGCCTGCAGGTTCGGGATGCCTGTTGCGTCGAGAGGATAGATCTTGATCGGGCCGCGGGTGATGAACTCGTTGTCCTTCTGGATCGTCTCAAATTTCTTCTCGATTGCGGCCATGTCCTCGTCAGAGACGTTGGCCTCGCCAGCCTCGTCCACGGCGATGTGGTATTTCCCGTACCCGTGCCGGCGGATCGCCGCCGTCGAGGCCTCACTGGTTTCGGTGTCCCGGAGGATCTCGTCGAACGCCCGGCCCACCAGGGAGATGCCGTAGGCGCGGCCGGTCCGCCGGAACAGGCGGAAATGCGTGATCTGCCGGGGCTCAAACAAGGTGCCTCGGTCAAGGTCGTCGAGGACTTGGCGATACCCGGCGACGACTCCATACTCGTCAACGTCGATCCGCATCGTCTCGGGAGGAATGGACTTGAGGCCGACAACCGACTCCAATAACCTACCCTTCCCGGGGATGTTCTCGGCGAATCCATCCCCCGAGACAGCCGCGTCGACGATCTGATCCCACCAGAGGTCTATGATCCCGACCCGATCGAAGACTGCCTGCACCTCGGCGGCGGCCCGCTCATCGCCCTCGAGCCGGTATCCTGGCCCGAGCATGTAGAGGGGGTAGAGATCGATAGCCTCTGCAATCAGGCCGCCCTGGTCGTAGATGGTCTGGTATTTTTTCAGGAGCGACATCGATCGCTGCCGCTCGGTGAAATAGTCGCGCATCGACCCGGACGCGCTCACGCGCGCCCTCGGGGCCGGGTCTGCACCCAGCGCCCGCCTGAATCTAGAAAGAAAACTCATGTTCCTGCCATCCTGCGGCTTTTGACGTAGATGCTGCTCTGTGGTTTCTGTGTCAGTTCTGTTATCGCCCAGACCAGGGCGTCCATGCGGTCAGGCGACGGGTCCCCGGAGTCGGGGGCCCAGTCGCACATCTGGTCTTCTAGGAGCGGGAACGTCCCGACGTGGTGGACTTTGCCCTGTTCGTAGAGGCTGCTGATCGGTTCGGCGCGAGTCTGCTTCCCCCGGGACGCCCAGACCCCCCGGTATGGGAGGGTTCGATCTACGGTTCGGAGGTTCGCCTCGACCAACTCCCCGCCGTTGTTCTTCTCGGCGACTACTCGGTCGGCCCGATACTGATCGTAGACTCGTTTCACAGCGGTCGCCCAGGTCAGAGGGGTGCCCTGGAGCGAGGCGTCGGCCAGGACATAGTAGTGGCCAGCGGCGTCGACTCCGGCGACGACGATCCCGGTCTCGTCGCTCTTCGGGTCGGAGGTGACGGCCGGGTCCACCCCGACGACGATTCGCAGCAGGGGCGGGTGTTCCCGGACCCGGAGCGCCTCGATGACGTTCCGCGACCAGAGCGCCCCGGGGTTGTCGTCGAGAATCTCCCCGTTGAGCTCCTGTCTCCCGAGCCGGGTCCCCTCGTATTTTTTGACGATCGCCGTGAGGAACGCCGGGGCGAGGTTCCGGGCGTTTTCATAAGTCGTTCCCCGGGTGACGACGGTCCCGGGGTCCGCGACGAGGTCACGGATCAGCCTGGTGGGGCGAGGGGTCGTGGTGGCGACGACCTGCGGGTTGGTGCCCAGGCGGAGGCCGAACATCGCCATATCCCAGGTCTCCGGATACTTCCAGGCTGCAGGTTCATCAGCCCAGATGAAGTCATGCTGCGGCCCCCGGAGGCGGTCCGGCTCCTCAGCGGAGAAGAGGGTTGCGACGGCGCCGTTGGGCCAGGTCAGGCGCCGCTTCGACGGCTCGTAGAGGGGACGGAAGTCCGGAGGGCTGCACGCCAGGATCCCGCTCTCCCCCTCGACCATGACGTCTCGGGCATCGGCCGCCGTGGGGGCGATCAGGCCTACTCGCTTCGAGACTCCCCGCCGGACCCGGTCGATCGTCGTCTCGGCACCAGTCCGGGTCTTCCCGAACCCGCGGCCGGCGAGGATGAGCCAGACCCGCCAGTCTCCGGGCGGGGGCAGTTGCGAGGGCCGAGCCCAGAACTTCCAGTCGTAGAGGAGCGCTGCTGCCTCGTCGTCGGTGAGAGTCTCAATAGCCTCCTGCAGTTGCTCTCCAGGGAGGGCGGCCAGGCGTTCGGCAAGCGACCCGGTCATGGTGCTGGCTCCTCCTCGGGCTCCGGGGCAGAGACCATGCTCTGGAGCCGGGCAAGCAGGACCGCCCGGGCGTCGTCGATCGTGATCTCCCCGCTGTGCTCGATCTGCTGCTTGTCCCGCCAGTTATCGGGGTCCCGGTTCATCAGCCAGAGCCGGCACGCCTGGACGTCCGGGGCGATCTCCTCGGTCTTCGTCACCCGCTTGGTCTCGACCCCGTTTTCGGTCGTCACTTCGACCTTCGTCGCCAGGTAGCCCGTCGCTCGGCGGAAGAGCGAGAGTTCGACCCGGGCGTCGGCGACTGCCTTCGTCTCGATGAGTGCGTCTCGGAACTCGGGGTGCTCTTTCTTCCAGCGATGGATCGTCCGGACGGCGACACCTATCTTCTTGGCGAGCTCCGCGTCGGTGAGCCCCCGCTCCGATCTCCTCGCTATGGATCGCACCAGGGCGGGGATCCCGTCATGGTACTTCTGGCCGCCGCTCTGTGGTTTCGGAGGGGTTTTCGGCATCGAAGGAGGTTTTGGCAGGCGGATATAAACCGATAGCGAAAATGATAGTTTCAGAGGGTCAGTTCGTCGACCACCTGTTCGGCAGTGTCCGGATGCGTGCGGAGGAGATACCGGATCGTCGCGTCGTAGGTGGGGCGGTCCCCGGGTTCGAGGGGGACCTTCTTGCCGATGACCCGCAGGGCAGCACACAGGTCTGCCTTGAGTTCGATCTTCTGCTTTTTTGTCATGTCACTGTGACCTCTCTAGGTTCTGGGGTTCGTTGGTCGTCCGATGATGGGCTAGATATACCGGCCTCCGGGAGGTGATATCCGGACCGCTCAAAGGTGACATCGGTGACATATCAATCTGGTCGCGCCGAGAGCCGATGCGGGGATTCGGACCGCATCGAAGAGAGCCGCCCGCCTTGGAAGAGGCCGCCCCCGGATGACAGTGGCCGGTCTCCCCAGTACACCGGGGCGGGCCGAAACGGTCAACGGTCGCGGGGGGTTTCCAGTCTGGGGCGACCTGCTCCAGAGGGCACCAGTCTGGGATCACGGGGAAGTCGATGAACTTTCGGCAGCGGAGGATGCCGCCCTCATCACACCACTGACTTGCCCGGCAGCTCCGGGAGCCGGCGGCGTAAGGGCACTCGTCGCAGAGTTCGATGCGGATGATCCGGGTCATGCTGTCACCCCTCCCAGTGCATCGAAGAGCCGTACCTGTGCTCGCTCCTTGTCGATCCGCTCCTGAGCCTTGACGAAGTAGGGTTCGTGCTTCTCGATGCCGATAAAGTGCCGCCCGGTGCGGAGGCACGCGATCGCGGTTGTACCGCTGCCGAGGAAGGGGTCGAGGACGAGATCGCCCGGCTTTGAATACTTCTCAAGAATCCAGACGAAGAGCGGGACCGGTTTCTGCGTCGGATGGATGCGCTCTTCCTTGTGGCGCATGTCCTCCTGCAGCATCCCGTTCCATCGCCATTTGAATTTCCGCACCGCC